CACTCGCATTAGTCCAAGCAAATAATAATGTATGGACTGGAAATAATAGTTTCAATACAAACTTACCAACCAGCACTATTTCAGCAAGTTCAGCAAATCAATTGGTAAATTATACAACTCTCATCTCACAGGGATTTACAACATTATCAATTATTCAAGCAAACGCAAACACATTTACAAACACAAATACATTTGACGCTCAAACAACATTTAATAATAGCACACCAATTTGTAGTGTAGCAACTCCAACAGCAAACGACCATTTAACTCGCAAGGATTATATAGATACTAATTTTATTTATAAAACTGGAAATGTTGCGGAAAATATTAATGGAGTAAAAACCTTTACAAATAGAGTTAATTGTAACGGAGGAACAGCATTAGTAGTAGCAGGTTTAGCACAGTTTAACGGCAATACAGAGTTTTACTCAACAACATATTTTGTCAATAACCCCCCTATTTCATATATTGCTCCTACATTACCCGACCATCTGGTGAATAAAACATACGCCGACACCAAAACAACATTATCAGCGGTTCAAGCAAATAATAATGTATGGACTGGAAATAATAGTTTCAATACAAACTTACCAACCAGCACTATTTCAGCAAGTTCAGCAAATCAATTGGTAAATTATACGACATTAATAGGTCAGGGATTTACAACACTCGCATTAGTCCAAGCAAATAATAATGTATGGACTGGAAATAATAGTTTTAATACAAACTTACCAACCAGCACTATTTCAGCAAGTTCTGCGAACCAATTGGTAAATTATACGACATTAATAGGTCAGGGATTTACAACACTCGCATTAGTTCAAAGTAATAATAACAATTTTACAGGATTTAATACTTTTCAAAATTATACAACTTTTAAAGCGAGTTTAGATTTATTAGATGGAACAGGGACTAAATCTGGAAGTGTAGGAATGATGCCTTCAGGTGTTTTATCAATTAATACGAATGTTTATAGTGGAAAAATCAATTTTGGTAGTGATGATGCTACAGGTGGTAATGCTTCACGAGCAACTATAGATGAAAATGAGTTTAATTTTGAAGTTCCAATAACATTAAATGTCCTTTACACATATTACAACCCAGTCAATTTCACTTCAACTCGTTTAGGATATTCTACATCTAATACAGGAGGAACTAATACATTAACAAATAATACTGCTAATAATTCAGGACAAATATATATAAATGCTGGAAGTTGGAATATATCATATACAGCAACGATTACCGTGATTACCAACGCAATAACGACTTTAACTTCGTTAGAGATTTACGTAGCAGATAGTTTAACAAATGACTTAAATATTATTGGAATAAATGTAATAAATTATTATAAAATATCAACCGTTCCAGTAGGTCAAAAAATGAGAATATCAGGTTCAGGTAATTATATAAGTTATACAAATGCAAGCACAGAACTCAATTTACGATTACTACCTCTTTTTACAGCAGGAACTGGTGGTCTAAACTTTCAAGGGAAAATATCCGCCACAAGGAACGCATAATTAAATAATATAACAAATAATATAAAATAAAATATAATAATATATAAATGGCTTCATATAATGGACCAACCGAAAATATTCCAAGTTTTAATACTTTATTATTTAATCAACCAGAAGTGGTATTAACACAAGCAGAAGCGGATTTACTTTATTTAAGCAAAGTAAGCACAGATATATCAACTGCGGGTTCTACTACATTTAACGGTCAGGTTAGTGTAGGTGGAAATATAACAGGTTCAAGTTTAATACAAAGTAATACGACAAGTGCTTCAACCAATTCACTATATACTAATTTATTTACTGGTTCAACATTAACAATGGGCACCGCTAATTCTCCAAACACGATTAATGGTTCAACAACTTTCAATAATACATTAACAATGACAGGAGGACAAACTATTTTGAGTAATGCTATAAATGGTAATGGAAACACAGGTTCAAAAAGTTTTTATACATTATTAACTGGAACATTAAATATAGGTCAAGCAACTACCACATTAATTAATATAAAAGGACCGACTACTTTTGATTTGAATACGACTATTACTGATGGGGCATCATTTTTCACAAGACTAATAAAATCAGGTGCTACATCAAGCACGGGTCATACTTTATTTGATAATATGACGAGTGGCGGTGCATTAACGATTGGTGGAGCGGCATCAACAACCGCTTTACGAGGGGATACGACCTTTAATCAAAATGCTATATGTAATAATAGATTAAATTGGGGTTCAACTGCGTATTCATTTCCTTTTGCGTCAAGTCAAAGTTTAGGTTATTATTTAAAAGCAACTGGAACTGGAACAACGATTACATCTGCTACTCCTACAAGTATATTAACCACGGCAAGTATTCCAATCGGTGTTTGGAGAATTGACTTTAGTGTTATTAATGTGGTGGGTGCGACGGGTGCAGGGACGATTACCCAAGCACAATCATACGTATCTACAACAAATAATGGAGCAGTTGCTACGGCGGTAGATTTTACGGGTTCGGTTATTCGTTCGCACACATCAGAAGTTTATGGAAATAATGACGTTCAAGAAATAAACGGTTCATTTACTTATCAACAATCTACCGCGGGCGTATTGTATTTAAATATTGTGCGAAGTTTTTCAACAGGAACTTATTCATTTACAGGAGAGGTCGCAATCACTAGATTGGCATAGGCGAATAATTATATGTAGGTATATAAATGAATGAGCTATTTACCTTTCTATCTATTATTCTTGTGCCAGCATCAGCATCGGTGTTTTTATATTTATATAAAAGTAAATGTACGCATGTAAAGTTGTGCTGTGGTGTAATGGAAATTGACCGTGATGTGGTGGATGAGGTCAAAAGTGATATGGCGGCGGACAATAATAACCGTCTTTCAATTGCGTCGGTTTAGAATTTAAAAAATATATCGTATTATAATAGAATGGCAAACGCCCTGACAAATTTTCAATTAGTGGATTTAGCAAAAAAATTGAGCGACGTTCCGTTGGCGGGTATTATGTTTAAAGACGATTTAGAAGAAGTCGAGTTTGAATGGAATAAAGGTTATATTATTAATATGCAAGATAGTGTAGATGAGAATGGAAAGCGTCAAATGGGCACACACTGGGTTTGTTTTATTTGCGTAAAATATCCAAATAATAAGAAGGCTGGTTTTTATTATGATTCATATGGTATAGGACCACCCAAGGAAGTTGTAAAGTTTTGTAAGGGTATTTCGTTAAAACATAACACGATAGACCACCAGTCGCTTATGGATAGCGTATGCGGATTCTTTTGTTTGGCATTTTTATACTTTGTCACTCGCTTTAGAGAAAGAACGAAAGACCTAATAAAAGATGCGGATTGGTTCTGCTCCTTGTTTCACGACCTAAATAAAGAACACGATTTTAAATATAACGAGTGGCTCCTAACTCAATTCTTTAAAAAAGGCGAAATAAAGGAAGAATAATATTAATATATAATATACAGTAATGCCATATATTATAAGAGCGTTATCAAAAACTCGTTATCAAGTCTTAAATGCTAATACAGGTGAAATTCACTCAAAGTCGACAACACTTCCCAAAGCCAAATCCCAGCTGAGAATATTGATGGAGGCTCACGAAAAAGAAATAAATGGTAAAGGAATTGTTGATATCGCATCATCGCTGTATGATATGACCAAATCCCAACCGCCGATGATACGAAAATTTTTAGAAGAACATGGAACCGAATCTATTACCGATTTACAGGTGAGACGAATGCCGTTGTCATCACTCTTGAAAAATTTGATAGGCTATCTCAGTTGGGGATATGTAACCAAGTTATTAAAGAAGTTTTCGTATGATAATTTATACCATTTACAGCTCTATATTAAGACGGCAGAAGGTACAGAAGCCGTTTTAGAAAAGAATGAACGAATTAACCTAATCCTAAAAAATACTAAAATGAATCAGTTTACCGAAATGGCTTATGTAGGGTTTAACAAATCTATTACCATAAATGATTTGCTCGCAAACACACAAAAGTATATGGGCGCATCATACTATCCATATAATCCAATCACAAATAATTGTCAGGTTTTTATAAATTCGGTTTTAGATGCGAATGAAATTAATACTCCCGAACTGAAACAATTCATCAATCAGCCCGTAATGGAAATATTCAAGACGAGTCCAGTATTAAAAAAAATAATGGATTATGTGATTCATTTAGGATATGTTTCGAATGTGGTTCTTTCGGGAGGTGGGGAATTGATTGAAACCTGAGTCTACTTTTTCTATTTTCAAGAGTGAGTTTAAAATAAAAAAAGATAATAATTACATAAATAAATGATTGGAGAATTGAATACACAGAGTTTGGATAATATATATAGTGTAGCCGTAAGTCGCCAGCAAAAACTGCTACAAGGTTTGAACGAAAATAACAAAAATGGATATAAGGAGTTACAAATACTTTCTCAGTTTATTAATCTGGTTGTCAAACTGAAGAATATTCAACTACAAAAATAATTTCTTGATATATGGTATAATGCGAAATCTAAAGTATGTTCATTTAAAAGGTGGTGGAAAAATTCGTATGGGGATGCGTGGATGCGGAAGTGGGTGCGGAATCTCGGGAGGTGCTGCGTTTTTAAGAGGAACTCAAGTGAATGCGGGTCCTCCTTCTGGAATGGGATTACAAAGTCTAGCCAAATTAGATTTTATCCCGATGAAAAAGAATAAATTGAAAAAGATTTCATTTTAAAAACTTTTTTCTTTTGGTAAGTTATAATGGATTCTGTCGTATTTGAAATCTCCTCTAGCGATTATAAACGCGAAAATATTTTCTTAAATAAAAATTGGTTGTCAACCATCGATTTGAATAACGGTATTTATTCTACCAATCAAGTTATTATTGATTCTTCAGCCCTCAGCAACTCAAACAGGTACATAAACTACCGCGAAGGTGTATTGATTGTCCCCCTTCTTTACACGTTGTCTTGCACAACCAACACCGCAACATTCGCGCCAAACACAACTGGAACTTCTTGCGATTATTGTGTAGGAATGAAGAGTTTCTTTTTCTCTGTGGTCCATAGCTTGAGTCTTGAACTTCAGGGCGGAACTATCGTCCAAACAACTCCATTCAGTTCGATGTATCAAGCGTTTGTGCTGTTGACTTCACTTTCATGGAATGATGTTGCCGTTTTAGGTCCATCTATTGGTTTTTATCCCGATACATCGCTGGCTCTTGGATATTTTCCAACAACTGCTACCGCTTCAGGTGTAGGAGTATGCAACAACCAAAACTTTCCTCAGGCTGGAGGTGTTGTGTCTGGAGCATGGAACTCTTATGAAACATTCAACAAAGGATTATACAAAAGACAACAGTTTATGAATCTCAACGCAGACGGTTTAACAAGTGTAGGTGGTTCTGCTTGGTCCGCATTAATGTCAAAGGTCAATCTGAACACAATCTACAAATCAAATATTATCCAGAAGGCGAACGGAACTGCAGCGGGTAATGGATTTGGTGTTTGGCAGTCTCAGGTTATTGGTGCAATTCGTCTTCGCGATTTACACGATTTCTTTGATAGAATCCCAATGGCTAAAAATCTGTTTATGAAATTAACTCTGAATCTGAATCAAACCTCGGTTCAATTATCTACTGATGCGTCAGCTCCTCCAGCAGTTACTGTGAGTTCGGTTACATCACCTCTTGGTGGTATTTCCCCAATTATGATTGCGTCAACTTTAGCTTCCAACGGTTCAAACGCAGCCCTTCCAGCATCTTTATCCTATATTGCGTCAATTGCTGTAGGAGCCGATTGTCTCAACCAAACCCAGAGAACTGGCACACAGCTTGTATCTGGATTTATGCGTAATGTTACTCTTATTACTCCATCATACCAATTTAACCCAGTTTACGAAAAGATGTATTTAGAAACTCCTATTCGCGAAGTTGTTTACAACGATTTATATTCTTATCAAGTGTATGGTGTTGGAACTGGAACCAACTTTAACTCAATCTTGACCAACGGAATTTCTGGATTAAAATCAATTGTAATTATGCCAGTCCATTCTCCTGCTGCTATAAACGGAAATATCTCTCCCCTGTTATCTCCAAGTGACCCGTGTGGAGCAGGACCTACCAGTCCTTTAGTGTTCTTGAATAACTTTCAGGTGACCGTGTCAGGACAGAACGCAATCTACAACACCCAGATTTCAACCTATCAGAACTTTTGGAATAACCTGAATGGAGCCAACTGCATTAATGCTAACCAGATTGACGGAAACTCGGGCAACGGTCTACTTTCTCAAATCGACTTTGAAACAGAGTACTGCTACTTTTATGTGGATTTATCTCGCGGTCTTCCTATTGAGAACCAAGTCGCAAAGTCGGTCACTATTAGCGGAACTAACTTGTCAGCATTATCGGTTGACTTGTATTGCTTCTTGGTGTATGAATCGAAGGTGGTTTTAAATCTCTTTACTGGATTGAGAGTTTAAGTTATTTCATAACAAAATAAAAAAAAATAATTCCGCTTAATTTTCAGTTAAGGTCATAAATATAATATTTTTATCTTAACTCAATATATAATGAACGATTACGCGCAAATAGGAATTAGTCATTTAAGTCCACGAGCAATTAGCAAACTATCTAAAGGAGGAATGATTCGCGTTCAGGAAGGACCGATGATGATTCATATGTCTCCCGAAAAAGTAAAGAAATTAATCTCCAAGTTTAGAAAAGGTAAGGGTGGTATGGTTAGTTTAGACCAAAGTGAAATTGGAATGAATGGGTCAGGATTTTTTAGCTCAATTAAAAAAGTAGGAAACAAAGTGGGAAATATTCTTAAGTCAAAGGAGTTTAAGCGAGGTGCGTATAAAACGTCTATTGTTGCTGCTAATATTGCGCGACCTTTAGTTAAACAAGGAGCAAATCAAGCGATTGATGCGGCGGCTTCAGCTCTCATCACGTCAAACCCTGAATTAGCACCAGTCATAATCCCACTTAAAGGACTCGCAAAAAAACAAGCTAGCAAGGCAATCGATAAACCTTCGATGATTATAGGAAGAAAGGATTATGATAAGGGAGCGGGTATCTATGCTGGACGGCAATACGGAGAAGGTATCTACGCAGGTATGGGAATGGGTACACAGGGAAGAAACGCATTATCAGGACATCCTGCGATTCAGACCCCAAAACCTTTAGACTCTCAACATTTCAACCAACAACTAAGACAATATATGTAAGTTGAGTGTCCACATCTCTTTTTCAAGAATAGGAAAGGAAAAATAAAAAGATAATAATTTAATTAATTAATTATTATCTTTTATATATGAAAGAAATAAAATGGGAATTAAGAAGGAACTATATTTTCATTTAATTAAAATAGAAATTAAGAAAGAACTATATTAAAATACTTAAATTATATAGCGAATGCTATATAAAATCGATTTTATATAGCATTCGCTATATAATTTAAGTATTTTAATTAAGGAACTACTATATTTTCATTTAATGAATAAACGAATATATAGAAGGAACTATATTTTCATTTTAATCCATCCTATATAAAAGATAATTAATTAATTAATTAATTATTATCTTTTTTTTTTTCCTTTCCTATTCTTAAAAAAGAGATGTGGACACTCAAATATAGATTTAATAAGTTAGATATTAAAAAAATAAAATAGTAATTAAGTATATGAATATTCAAGAAATGTTTAAGAAGAACAGACCCAACCTTTCGGACACATCCATTAAAACGTATTGTTCCATTATTCGAAGTGTATGTAAAAAGACTGTACTTAATGTAGACGAGTTGACCGCAAACGCCGAAAAGATTATCGCATCATATAAGGATTTGAAGCCGTCGTCTCGCAAGACTATTTTATCAGCCCTGTATGTGTTAACTGGGAATAAAGATTTTCAGAAACAAATGGCGGATGACTCAGACGCTAGCACTGTCATAACAAATAAACAAGAGAAGACAGAGAAACAAAAAGAGAACTGGTTATCCCAAGAAGAGATACAACAGGTTTATGAATCATTAACATCCACCGCTAAAATGCTGTATAAGAAATCCTCTCTAACGAATGGAGACTTACAGCATCTCATTAATTATATTTTGTTTAGCGTATGTAGTGGGATATATATTCCACCAAGGAGGTCGCTCGATTGGTGTGCGTTTAAGATTAAGAATATCAATAAAGATGAAGACAACTATATTGAGAAAAATGAATTTGTGTTTAATAAATATAAGACCGCGAAGACGCACGCCCAACAACGCGTCGCTATCCCAAAAGAATTGAAGGCTATCCTCAACAAATGGATTAAAATCAACCCGACTGATTGGTTGGTCTTTGATGCGAATCTTCAGCCCTTAAATAATGTCAAAGTTAATCAGAGATTCAATCGCATATTCGGCGGGAGTAAAGGGGTCAATTCTTTTCGCCATTCATACTTAACATCCAAATTTGGATACACTATCGACCAGCAAAATGAAATAAATGAAACGATGGAAGATATGGGCTCATCTGCTAATATGCTAACCACTTATGTGCGTAAATGATTTAAAACTCGCTCGACCAGTCATTTGCGCGGTCTTCAATTATTTGTTGTCTTGTTTTTGGAACACCGTATGATGCTACGATTTTTGCTAGTTCTTTTTCCTTTCGCGCCTTTTCTAATATTTTTTCGGATTCCTTTTGGTATCTTTTCAGTCGTTTTTGTTTTTTAACTTCAATTAATTCGAGTGCTGATACTGGGACAGGCAATTTCTTTGCGCGAACATATTCACGCTCTTGTGCAGATAAGCGGTCCTCTTCACCCATCGTGTAAGCCTCACTCAACGCGACCGCACGGCGTTTTTGTTTCTCCAAAATAGGGTCTTCTAAACTCTTGATTACATCTTTAAACTTATCTACTTCGAGTTGGCGCATACTTCGTCTTTTCATTTGTTTTCCTCGTGTTGTTTTAATTGATTTAATTATGTCTCGTTCTAATAACGGGTTTTTATACAAAAACTTTTTGGGAGTTGGTATTTTTTCAATATATGGTTTGGGTAAGACTAGCGTCGGGGGTTGTTTAAATGGAGCCTCTGGAATAGGTTCCAACTCTCGTTGTTCTTTGACAGACATAAAATTGACAGGGTCATTTTCATCATATTTAATAACCTTTACTTTTCGTTTTGGTGATTTAAGTTTTAATTTTATTATTGGTTTTTGTTTTTTCTCTAATTTACGCAAATCTTTCGCCTTCATTCTACTTTTTGCCGCTTCGAATAGTTGCAATCCTGTATCTCCTTGTTCTTTGACAGACATAAAATTGACAGGGTCATTTTCATCAAATTCTGCTTCAGCATCACCCGCCAAATCTGCGTATTTCTTCATCTTGAGTTTTCTTATTCTTATTTTTTTTAGTGTTTGTGGTGCGTCGAAATCCTCCATCCCCATTTGTTCGCGTTCTTTCTTTGGTCTTCCACGCGGTTTGGCACCAGGTTTTGGCACGTATTTTTTTTTCGGTTTCGCTACACTTACATAGGTTGCTTTCGAATCCTTCATCGCCTGGCGGTAGGATACACCATTTTCACTCGCATATTTTTTCACATGTTCTATCCAGGCACTTGGCATTTATAATATATATTAATATAAAAATTTAATTTATTAATATATATGACCGAATTATTGGAACCAGAAGTTCTCTGTTTTTATTGCGGACAAGTGGTCTGTCTAGACGCATCTTATAATCACATCAATTGCGAGGAAATGTACGAGTTCTGTCTTCAACTAAAAATCGATAAATTAAAAGAGGATTTGGCTGCGTATATTCAATTGAAAAAGAATAAGAAATTATCTCAATAGTTTCGATTGATTCAAATTGTCTTTATTGTTTTTTTCGCGAATCAATAACATAATCGTTAAATTGCTATCCAGAAGCTGAAGCGGTTGATATGTTGCAGAAGATAAAAACTGAATGCTGATATTGTTATAATTTCCTTTATTCACATCCACCCACGCATATTCATTTGGATTCGCAATAATTAATTCGGCTAATCCTACATTCGGAACTACTGAATACAGCAACGATGAAGGCGTAGAATATTTATTTGAGACCAAAGAACACCCTACTAGAGCGTTCGGGCTGGGCTGTAGTTGAGGCGTGATGGTCGAATTATAACTCAAGTTTGTTCCAGCTCCAATATTTGCATCCGTCGCGAATCCAGCAGAAAAACCCATCGTACTATTGAATGCGGAGGGAATCGTTACCACGGGGTTTCGCGTAGTTGTTGGGTATCCAGGAAATGCGGCATACCCAGCAGCAACATTTGCTACAGGAGCCGTATATGTAGCAGGAAGAGATGTGGGAACTGGGAAAGTGTTAATTTGAAACTTATAGAGAGATGGCGACACCAAAAACTCGGCATAATATACATTCTGTGAAGTTGCGTTAATTAGGTATGTTCCGTTTTGAATCATATTGAATTGAAAGAGATTGTTAAGAGTTGATAATTCATACAAACCATCTGGAATTGTGATTGTATACGTCGTTGTGGTTACACCTACAGTCCACGTATAACTGAACGTATTGTTTTGAAGAAGTTGCGAAATGTTGACCCACGAATAATACATACTGATTGACTGTATCGCAATTTCGTGATTGTTAAAAACCGCTGTTCCTTGAAACTGATATGTATATGTACTATTGCTTGAGTTAGAAACAACGTGATTCTGATTGATGGATATTAAACTTGTCATATTTATATATTGTAATATTATTTTTTTATTTGATTGTTAAAAAATAATAAAAGTAGACTCGTGTCTGGAATTATAAGTCTATCATCGCTAACTCTTGTAAAGTTGCGTTCGATTGGGCTTTCGGCAATCGACCCGCTGCCGTCAATTTAATGATTAATCTCTTTAGTTCCACAATTGCGGATGGATTATTTTGACCTGCTAATACTTGACCTTTCAATAATAAAAACCGACGATACTCCGTCTCATTTTTATCCAATTTTAAATCGGGGACTGGCAGATTAATATGAGATTCCTTTACGATTTTATGCAAAATATTTTTGTCTCCTGTTGAAAGGCTATTAATGTCATCAATATTCGGCGCTTCATTTTGCGATACGCATTTTAAAATGCTACACAGTTCACGGCTGATTGCCTCCGTTGGGAATTTTGCGATTACTGCTCCTTTCGCCGTTCGCAATTTTAAAACACCTTTCCCTAAATCATTACGATTAATGATATATTTTCCAATCGGAACGTATAATGCGGGCTTGGTTACTCTACCATCAATTTTCACGCGTGGCTTGGATGCGGTAGCTCGAATCAATCCTGACCCAACAGATGACTTACGTCCGTCTATTTCTTCTTTAACTGTGTCTATTATTGCCTTCTTGTATCGATACGACTCGCGCGCAGTTATCGAACCATCATCCCGCGCATCATCTACCATCTTTATCAATTGTCTTGAGGTTTCATCTATATTTGTTGAGTTTTCAAGCTCATCTTGTGCTAAACGTAAGAACTCTTGAAAATTATCTTCGACTGATGGGGCTTCTTTGGCGGGCGTATCTTCCGTTTTCATTTGCTGTTGTTCCACTCCTTCATTTCGTCTAATTTTCTTTGTTTCTTTAACTCCAGCCATAGAAACCGCCTGTAATAATTTCCTAATAATTGGCTTACCCACTTCAGTTACCTTTTTTATCTTTTCTAAATATTTTACAATCACAATACCTTGTTTTAGTCCAGTAGACTGATTTTGAATTTCTGGTATCATCTCATCCTCTACGATATTCACCCATTTTTCAATAAATCTATCTATATTTACTTGTATTTTTTTTTTTTTTTTAACTTCGGCTACATTCACGTCCTCCATACCCATTTGCTGTTGTTCATAGTTTTGATTGGCTGAATCCATTTCATTTACATTTATATCTTCCATCATCATTCCAAACACTTCATTTGACCTCTGTTCCAATTCCTTCATTAATTTAATACGTTCCTGTAAATCCTTAACGACTTTGTCATAATTCTTCTTGTCCTTTGAAGATTTCAATTGAGATTTCATTTGGATAATTTGATTTAAAAAATCAACCGTCAATTGAATTGCTTGCTGATTAAAAATATAATCAGGAGTCGTCTGCCCGCTCAAGTCAGAACTCTTGTCCGTGAATAGTTTTTTAACGTAGGCTATGAATATTTGCGCTTGAACGCCTATACCATAGTTGGATTTCATATAACTTGAAATATTCGCCCAATTTTGAATAACGAATCGCAAATAGTTTTCATTATTTTCTAAATATTCAATAATAATGTTTGTATTTGCCCCATCAGTTAATGTCGCAACCTTTGCCCTCACGTCCGTCGATAAACGCGTAATATCTATCATTTTTTGGTCGAGGGACCGCGTATCCGCTAACTCCTCAATTTGTTGCCCCGTTTTGGTATATAATTCATTTTGTTTAAAATTGTTCTGGTCGTTTGAGATTTGAAGGTCCAAAGTCGCCATATACTCGTCTACGTATTTCTGATATTGTTCGGTTGTTCTATAGTTGGTTGGAAACATTATATATAAGCATTATAAAAAAAAATAATTTATACTGCTATTTCCTTTTGACGAGATTCCATTTTCTGTTTTAGAATTTCATCATATCTCTCCTTCTGTACGCGTTCATTTTCATAAAATTCGGTCTTTTCTTCCTCACTACGAAATACACGTTCGCAATTCAAATCTGGAGCCCCAATCGTTTCTGTCGCATATTTCGATGCGTTGAAATTTTTTCCATCCATAAACCCACGGACAATATCAGAGGATAACGCATTTAATTCCTCTTCCCATTCATCCGTTTTGAACGGAGGTGTATTAAGGAATTGATTTTGTTCTGTTTCGAAACGGCGCCTATCGCGAATAGATAAATCGTGGTAGCAGGTTGTAATATCGAAGCCTAAACGGTCCATTATTATAACTTGAATTTTTGCTTGATTAATATGATTTTTAAAATCTTCTTGAGTAAACATATATATTCTATTAGTATTTTAATTTTATGCCCTGAACGAATAAAATTAAATTTTAATTAATTAGACTACAACTACTTTTTTGCCTGCCTTGCTATCTACTTTACACCATCGCTTGGTTAATGGGTTGAAGACCTTGGATTTATCTTCGTTGTAAATGGGTCCTGACTCCGATGCGGGTGGCTCGGGATGGGTGAGTTCAACATTACATGTCAAAAAACAATTATTCAATAAACTTACAGAATCTTCTCCAAGTTGACCAAGCAATTCTGGAAGTTGTTGTTTAAATAGACAATTAATTTCTTTTTTAATTTCCTCTTCTACTTGAGAACTAGTCGGTATAGATTCTTCCTTTGGTTTTCTTGCCCTCTTCTTCTTTTCAACTGGAGGCGGAAGTGCGGATTGAGATTCAGGCTCAAATTCTCCAATAAGTTCGGCGAATGGGATATCCTCTTGTGGTAATTCAACTGCTTCTTCTTCTTCGACTTCGGGGGCTAACTCTGGTACTGACTCGGAAACCTCAACAACGGGTTCAACTGGTAACTCCCGACGACCTGATTTTTTCTCTTTCGGTTTAACGATTTTTTTAGTTGAGATAGTCATTCTATTATATACTTCTAAAGTATTTTCTTTAATCATTTTAAACGCATATCTATTTTTCACTCTTAATTGACATTTTTCGCAAGTTTGGTATGGAAGACCACTCGATTTGATTTTGGGAATAAAATAGCACTTGCAATTCACACATTTTGGATTCATCTTATATATACTATATGATATCTTTCTATTATGTTTAAATTATGTTTAATTATAAATAAATAAATATAGAGGAATTATTTTATAATTATATATAAATGACGATTTTCAAATCAAACAATAATGTCGATAAAGAAATGGAGGCTCTTAAGCAGTTGCGGGCTGAACGCGAGGCAAAACAATCATCTAAAAAAATAGTTTTCGATGAGCCGAAAAAGAAGGGTGATGTGCCCGATATATATTTTGTTATCAAAACTCTAATCGATACGAAAAGTAGTGATATGATTGATGACAATATGTTGAAAGGGATTAATCGAGAAGATGTAGTAAAATACCTTAAATCCGAGAAATATTCCGACCGATTAATTCCCGCTATCTTGAAACGACCCGCACCAGCACCTACTCCGACACCTGCTCCAACTCCTAAGGTTGACGCTCTCCCAGCAGAGAAACCAAAGGCGAAAGGGAAACCTGGTCCTAAACCAAAAACTCAAAAGGACCCTAACGCACCCAAGCAACCAAGGAAAAAGCGAGAGGAAAAATATGTCGACCCCGCAACCAAACGTCTTACCCCATTTCAGGTCCTAAATCCGATTTGGAAAATAATCAAAATGTTGAAAACTGCTACACCTGACCAAAAAGAATCACTTGAAGCCTCGCTCGATGCTTATAAAATCGGTCAACCGTTCAAACATATCAGTCCCGCAACCATTCATAAGTTCTTTTTGGCTAGAGGTGCTGATACACCAGACTGGCTTCAAAATTACGGATATGTTCCAACCAAAGCCAAAAAACCAGTTGGTCGCCCATCCAAGGCAAAACCTATACCCGAGCCAGAAGTTGACACCCGCCTTCAAAAGGAACTCATCAACATCAAGAACGAAAATAAGTTCTTGTTTAAAACAAACGAACTTATACGACGCGAAAACGAGGAAAAGAATGCGAAATTATTGGAAGCCCAGCGCTTCATTAATGAGCTTGAGAACACGCTTCGCGATTATGAAATGGAACTCGCAAAATGCCGTGCGGAAAATACAGAGTTAAAAAACGCTGTGCCAGCCCGCACACCAAAAAAAAAGGCTCCACCACCCCCAAAAATTAAACTCAACCCGATGACGGAGGAACAGTACCGTCTCAAACAACAACAAAAAAACGAGTCGGGACTGATGGAAACTGAACTTCCAGAACCCGCTGTCAAAAACCCAACCATCACCAAGACACAATCTACCGACCTGTTGAACCTCTTGAATGACCTCGAAACCAAAGGGAATAAATACGAGAAGACGGGAATTCATTTCAAAGCGAACCACTGGTTAGGCTCCTTAATGTATCTATATTTAATCAAAAAATATAACATCTCGTGTTTTATTTATGGAACCCAATTTAAACAATCATATCAAGAATTCATTATTGATTTGGGTAAATTTGGGCTATTAGGAAGTAAAAAATATGTAGATGAATACTATGAATATTTAAATAAAATAATTCAATTAATTGTAAATTGTATTAAAAAAATACAAGATACCAACCAAGAATTGCTTATTATTCCACTTACCATTTATGATGCTGATGGTTCACACGCAAATATGTTAATTTATCGTAAATCATTAAATGTTATAGAACATTATGAACCACACGGAAGTAAAATGGTTAGTGAACTACAAACAAATGAAAAAGTTTATACAGTTATGACCAAGGTTATCTCTGATATTAATAGCACGTTAGATATGAATATAAACTATATTCCACCTTCTGACATTTGTCCTACTGATAAAGGGTTTCAAACAATTGAAAACGAATTGGTATTCTCTAACAAAATAGAAAAGGAAGGATTTTGTATGATATGGTCCATCTTTTTTGCCGAGATGTCGTTAATGAATCCTATGATGACAGGACCTGAAATATTCAACCGTATTAGTGATATTTTAAAATCAGACCCACTTAAAACAAAAACTGTTATTCGGGGATATTTATCTTATTTATACGATTCAATTATTGATGTGGTTGGTTCTATTTCTGAAGTAAAAGATTTAACCCATAAAAAAATTGTTTCAATCATTAATACTAACAAATTTGAAAAAAAGATGCAATCCTATATTCAAAGTCAATTCAAGACATACAACGATGTTTCAATTGATGAGTATTTTAAACTTCCATCACAAAAAAAAGAAACCGAGATGATGGGTGCTGAAGACGTCAACGTCGCCAAGGACGAATCCTCCAAACTATTCTCCTTCTTCCATAACCTACAAGTTAAGGGGAAAGAATACGAAGCGACGGGTATCCAATACGAACCAAACGGTCAAATGATTAATATACTGACCTACTATTTAAACAACAAATATGGTCTATCGTGCCGTATCCGCGGAAAAAATAATCGCCCCATTACATTCGACTTATCAGGCTCAAATTCCAAGGTTAACACTCAATTTGAATTTCAACTTGCTAAATGTATAACCGAATTACCTCCAGACCAAAATATTATGTTTATCCCCATCGGAATGAAAATTAGCGATGTAGGATTCCACGCAAATATGTTAATTTACCGAAAAGATACAAATCGAATTGAACACTATGACCCAAATGGAGAAACGCAAAAATTTAAAAAATTGACATCCATATTACGCTCTGTGTTTGAAAAGATGAATATCGAATATTATCCATCTACCGTAAAAGTTGGCTTTCAGCGTATTGAATCTCTTATGAAAAAAACACTCGGTCCTGATATTATTGAACGCGAAGGAAACGAAGGCTTCTGTATTATGTGGTCGTTTTTAATCGCGGAAATGGCTCTCGCCAATCCAGCCATGTCGACCGACGATATTTTGCAGTACCTTTTGTCAAAAATCACCAAAACAAACCAAAACTTATTTTTGCGGAATATTATTCGCGGGTATATCCATTATCTATATGAATCATTATCCGCCTTTTTAAAGGACAAATACAATATCGATTTGGACTTGACGCAAAAGGTTGAAAAATCAAAGATTCTGAACGTCATCAAAGAATTAGACAAAGTCTATGACGAGCCAAAAACGCAGGCAAGGGAACGCGAAATGATGGGCGCGGAGGATGTGAATATCCTTAAATTCCCCGACCCGACCGTCATATGCGACGACAACAACTACTGTATTGCGTTCGGCAAATCAGACAAAGTTTTAAAACTATTTGACGACCTCAACTTTAAATACGTCAGCCAGATGAAAACACTATCCAGCGGGGTAAATGGGTTTCTATTAACCATTAACTACGAAAAACAACCATACAAACTATCCACCATTTTAAAATCATCGACTCGAAATGAATCATCTAACCTCGCATATGAATATATCGTCGGGCAAATGATTAATCGGTATAACAAATTATACCCGTGTTTTATCGAAACATATCACCTATTCAAATACAAGACAATAAAAAATTACAATACGATTCAAAAGAAATACAAGAAAACTATTAATAACACAACTCCCGATACAGACTATCTACAAAATGGTCTTGAAATGGTTAACACAAAATTCGACCTATCCAACATCGACACCACCCTCATAAACTCCAGACTATTTTGCACACAAATTCAATATATTGAAAACGCGAAAACTCTTCGCGAATCCCTACCAGATATAGACTTTATTAAAAACGAACTGACAAATGTGCTATTTCAAGTATACGCCCCATTATCTTATATGTATTTCGTATTCACACATTATGACCTACACACCGATAATGTTTTAGTCCTCAAACCATACGCCGATATGTATTTCGAATATATGTATCATTTATCGCCCACTAACATCGTCACATTCAACTCCCAATATATCGCCAAAATCATCGATTATGGAAACGCTTATTTTAATAATCTTGATGGATTCAATACGTCTAGTCTCGTTCAGGTTTTAAAACAAAAAACCACACCACCCAAAATAGATTCATCGGGATATTATAATATCGCATATAGCACTCAAATTACTCCGCAAGAATCCAACTTTAGTGCCGACTTGCGTCTTTTATCCATAATAAAAAAGATGTATAAATCTGGACCTCATCTCGATTTTTTCAAGGATGTCGTTTTCAAAGGTCCATATTCCACCCCAATAAATGATAAATACGACGGCAAAATAAATAACATTCTTCACGCAACGAGACGACTCGAAGCCGAAATAAAAAAACAGGCTGGATTAAGTTCCCAGATGTCCCAGCAATTTAAAAAGGTGGGGACTATCCACGTCTATATGGATAACAAGACGCCGATGAAATATGTGTCGGCTATATAGTTGCGCGGATTAGCAATTGAATTAATCTCATTCGATGAAATGAAATTAATTTGGTGGGTCTATTTTTTCTAATTTATATTAAAATATTTCTAAAGATAAGTGCAATTTTTTGGTAGGACCTATATTCTTGTTGCTTATTCTTGTTATATTTTCTCCAATCATCGGCGTGTTTAAGTCTGTAAGCGTAGATGTGTTTTTTATTCTGGGCATATGTCGGCATTCTATACTATCTATCTATATTATATTTTAAATTGTTTGGGAGTCTATATTATTATTCTTCTTCTTCTTCGTCTTCTTCGTATTTAATCTTGAATCCAAAAAGTGTCGAATGATATACCTTTTTCTGAATAGTTCGTTTATCATAAAAATAGGTTGAATATAATTTATGTTTTTTAAGAAATTCGATTGTTGTTGTTTTTGTAAATCGCCGTTTTTCCACATTTGAAATGAGACGATAATACTCACTATTTTTAATGGAATTGTATATTTCAGTAGCAGTTATAAAGTCTGACTCATCGTTGGTTTTAACTATTTCAGTCATCATTTTCAAGATAGGGTACGACTCATTCATATATTCGGCGGTTCTATCGGTAATACATTTTGGAATTTCGAACTGGTAATTATTAGTTTTAAACATCTCAAAATAATCCAAAAGAATATGACAGAAAGACATGATATGGTCTTGCTTCCATTTGGTAGATTTATATTTGATGTCCGCAAGGAATACATTTGTTCCATTCACTTCGGCTGGTAAGGTGGTAAACCGATTCTCAAAGTCGATATCAATCACTCGTTCAAGGTCTGCGGGACTCGGGTCTTCCGCAAATTCGGGTCGCTTGTTGCACTCCATAATGAGGATATGTTTTAACTGTATCTCGCATTCTTCGGCATTACCATAAAGGTCTCGTCCTGATACGTTTCCTCCTCCAGTAAAATCTTTAATTCTGTCATTTCGTAATTTTTCAATAACTCCAACGGGCTCCTTCATCATCGTAATACGTTTATTTTTCAACTTGTATTTTTCGGGGTTGGCTCCTGTCTTATCTTTTTCGGTGAGGAGGCACACGGGAGCATAAATGTATGCGTAGTCTCCAAACACCAATTTGGCGAATTCATTAATCAACCCCTTACCGTTGCGACCGCATCCATTCGCAATAATAAAGTTCTCAATACATTTACCTGTTAGACCGGCAGATAAGACCGTCAGATATAAATCCATTTTTAATGAGTTGGGGAAGATGGTTGCGAACAACTTATATAATTCATCCATCTTGGCTTCATCTCGGCAAGGAGAATAATCGTATCCAGTCGTCATCGTCATATAATCGGTGGGTTTGTAAGCACGGAACTCGAATGTATTCAAATCGAACACACCATTATTGAAGCCGAGTAAATCGTCCTTACTGTCAAACGACACGTCTTTGCGGGTAAAGAACGCCTCACTTAATGAGATGATGTTATTGATGGACGTCTTGTTTCCCCATTTTTTAATAATTTCACGGCATTCCAATATCTTCACCACGTTTCCAGCCTTCTTTGCCATCGCATATATTTTTTGGATATACGGCAATAGCGTTATCTTAAAATAATCTACGAACCCATTACTGGACTGGTCCCATTTATTATCTACCCAACAATACAATTTTTTCTCAACCCAAATGAATTTATCGGGAACTAATTGTTTGATATAATTAAGCGTTCCAATATCCGTATTCAATAGTTCCAAATCATTCTGTTGTTTTAATTCGGTTTGAGCGGTCAACTTCTCGGTGAAATCCTCGGGGACTTGTAATGAGTTGTCGTGTTCTTTGTATGCGAATTTCATATTCAAATTGGGAAACTTATTCTCGACGAAAAGTTCAAGGTCGTTAATTATTTTTTGATTATTGTAATAATCGCCATATACCATAATCCCATCAAACATTAATGCGAAGATTTCCAATCCTCGTCCTACCGCAAAGTCAATTACTTCTTGTAAAATCAAATTTTCGTAGTGACAGAGAATGCGGTTGATGGCTGACCCGTTCTTGTTATAGTTCTTTTCAATTGGAACTGAGTTCTTAATGGATTCATACTCAGGTAATGATACGACTTTATTTTGAATCATCTTCATCTCTGTATCGAATAGAACAAATGTGTCGTCTTTGATTTTTTTATTCAGTTTATCGTTATTGACTGATGATAAGAAGACTTTTTTTCCTTCTTCTCGATTGTTGAAATTATTTAAGATGGTATCTCGGTTATTGATATAGTTGGTTAAGTTGAGACAGGGGATATTATGCTTACCGCATATGTATTGGAGGATACAAGGATGAGCGTTCTTCATATCGATATCAGTTGTATGTTTGGAAATCAATCCGCGAAATAAATATGTAATGTTCTGAACGGATTGTCCGCAGAACAATCTACCTCCTACATAATCGGTGTTGGTTTTAGAGTGAGTATATAACCGTTTAATTTCTCCTTTAGTTTTGATTAAGTCGTCGCAGAATAATTGGATTCTATCATAAATAACTTCCTTCTTTTCATCCTCTGGTTCTGACTTACCTGTCTCATCATACGATTTTTCTAACATCTTCTTAAACGTTTTAAAGTCTAAAGATTTGATGTATTGGATTGCGGTTAAGTCGGAGTATCTTTCTTGGAGGTTCATACTTATATATACACATATATTATTTTTTCTCTAATTCTTTTTTCTATATTATTAATAATTTTATAAAAATCCCAATTTCGGGATACAGAAAAACGACCTCCCCAAGCCTAAAAACAACCTCTGGATACATAAAAACAACCTCCCCAAGCATAAAAACAGCCTCGAGGTCATTAATATGGAACTGCTTATTTTTTATTTCATTTATTTTATTGAATCCTTATGGTCTCATATGGTAAGGATATATGGTATACATATATTTATCTATTTTAAGAGGTTGTTTTTATGTAAGATATAGATAGGTTATATCCTATAGGTATAAAAAAAAAAGGAAAAAAAAAAAAAGGAAAAAAAAAATACCCTAAGAATAATTTCCCACTCAAACACATACAAAAAGCGGTTTTTATGTATCCTGGCTGTTTTTATGCGGGAGTATTTACAGCCTCGCGAAATTCGAACATCATTTTTTCCATTAGATATAATATTCCAACACATTTAAATCGTTCTATAAACGCATATTTTCTGGTAGCACAAATATAATCAATGATTACTTTTGTGCTACCAGAGTTTTTTGCGAGCGTTTAGTATAGATTTTATCAAAATCCCACTAATGTATCACGATTTTTATGAGTTTTTTAGAAATATTTGTATGACACCATAATATGGTATCATACAAAAAAACAAGAGGCTAAAAATTTAGCGGGTTATGTAGCAAGAATTTTTGAAAATTCCAGATAAATTCCTCCCAAACAGCACGCTTTATAATTTTCAATTTTACGTTTATTCCGCGTTGTTGGTATGTTTATAGTGAATATAGAATTACTCCCGTCTTTATATTTTATTAGACACGGGGCAACAACCGATAACTCGTCTTGTTTTTTATATAATACCGCTCGTTTATTTCGCAATAATATTTTGTTATATTCTCGTCTTTTATTTTCATCTTTTATCGGCATTATTTATACTATGTATCCTATGACATCTTTAAATTATTTAACGGGGCAACAACCCTTATATGGTGTCAACCCCTGTCAACCCCTGTCAACCCCTGTCAACCCCTGTCAACCCCAAACCCTGAGTCACCATCTCTCTTTTTCAAGAATAGAATAGGAAAAAAAAAAGATAATAATTAATTAAATAATTATCTTTTATAAGGCTGGTTCCTCTCGGATGAGGAGCCATCAGCCAAGAAAGTATTTGAATATTTAATCGTGTCGGAGGGGGTTTCACCCCATTTGCCCCTTTTAAACGTGATAGTCAAAGGATTCCTTTGTTTGCCCCGAATAAATATAATCGCTTGCTCCCTTAATTAATCCAAATATAAAAAACATCGAATAAAATATCACCTTAATATAAATGGAATTATATGAATCCCCAAGACGTGACAAGCGTTTATTAGCGATATTCCCCAACGGCACGATGATACACTTCGGGCAAAAGGGAGGACAAACATACATAGACCACCACGATAAACAGAAGCGCGAAGCGTATTTGAAACGACACAACCCGCGTGAGAATTGGAATGACCCGTATACGGCTGGTTCGTTATCAAAATGGTGTCTTTGGGGTGAGTCAACCGACTTGGCAACCAACGTGCGATATTTCAAGAACCGATTTAATGTTTAGCTGAGTAAAATGTAGAGGATGAATGCGATTTTATAAGCGAGTTTTATTTTCCAAAACAGCGACAACATATATAAATTAAGTATATTAAAAACTTCCGCATATTCGGTATAATGTCAACTGACCTTATTGGTGGAATATACACACGCGAATTCCTGGATGCTGATTTCAAAACAACAATCGCAAATCAGTCGTTGTATGCTGGGTTATCAAAACAGAGGAAGGATGCAGAGCGACGTGACCGTAATGTTAATTTGTATGTGCGCCAAATGGTAGCTCACAACAAATATAAACCAGGCGTTGAGACCAAAAAAAGAATTGATGCTTATGTTTTAAAACAAAATAATTCAAATGAAAAAACTTGAATCTACGATAATGCGATACAAGTAAGCTACTTTCAGGAGGTCAATCTCGCTATACGTCTCGAAGTGTGGATTCTGTGGGGAATTGATTTCTTTCAGATAAACCCGAAAAATGTGGATAAGTCGTTGTCGGTCTAATATTTTTTTCATTTTATAATACCATAGATTTTATTACTATGTTATTATACGCATAATATGTCGTTTTGAGCCATTAAATGCCGTTCCTTTTGCTCCAACCGAGCTTCCTTATATTTCGTAAGGATAGCCTCTCGATGGACCGCATAATAAGTATTTGAACTTGGTGCTCGACGGGTAAAGGCTCGACTAGAATTCAAGTTCGCACCGTGAATGTAGACAAAATCTTGCTCGATATGCCGAGCTATATCGCAGGTTTCGCAGTATGTTTTTTCGATTTGTTCGAAGACCCAGTTATCTAATCCGCCGTTTGCTCGTATAGATATATAAAGTGGTCGGTCGTAGGCTGGGTCAGCGGGATTCATACATCGCGATTTATGCTCACGGACCCGTTGGGCGAATTTATTTGTATGACCAATATAGGAGTCAATAATTTCCGCATTTTTACAGTAGATGTGGTAGAAGGTGATGGCACACGGAAATATATCGTTTCTCATCTCTTAATTATCATTTTATTTTAAACTTTAAATACTTATTTTGAAATATTATATATACTCTTCTGGATTGAGATATTCAATTAATCCTTTTCTGAATTTATGGTTTTTATTTGTGGATTCAATATCAATAATAAGCGGGCTAAATTTTTCATTTGTTGCGTATTCGTACATGTTCATAAGTTGTGGTTTTGTGAGCCCCAATCCAGCCTCGCGCATGATGATGTTTATTTCGCGGTCTCCACTCATTTTTAAAATAATCAAGTAAGAACAGTTGTTGCGAATAATTTTGGGAATCATAAAGAATGATTGCGAAAGATACATAATTGAAACAGACTTCTTACGACAACGAATGTAATATTCGCATACTTGTTTTTGAGATTTTTCAAGCACCATATCATCGATGATAACTAGAGTTGTGTCGTCCTTATCCATTTTATCGAGGTCTGGTAGTTCATGGAGTCCTTCCTTTACTATTATTGCTTGGCTTTTGGATGCTAAATATTTATATAATGGCTCCTCAGCGTCTTTACAAATAATATAAATAGTTGAAAAAGTTCCTTTTCCTTTACAGAATAAATGAATGAGATTGGTTATCATATTTGTTTTCCCACTACCTGATGGTGCTACGACACACGCTCTGAATGGAATTTGAAAATTATGTAGTGCTAAATTTGGGTTAGAATGTTTCTTGTCGAGAAATTTTTTATCGATTTTTTCATACCAATTTTCCATTATTATTATACGGATATATTATATTTTTTATATAAACGAGCGTTAATTTAGCTTGTCATATTAAATATTAAAATAACAACCAATAATATATAATGGCGTCATACAATAGACCGATTGAGAATATAACACAGTTTAATAATTATTTATTTAATCAAGCTGAGGACACGCTTTCGCAGTCAGAAGGTGATATTCTTTATTTATCAAAAGTCAATAGTGATACATCAACCGCCCCGACAACAACATTTAATGGTATAATAAATGCTAAAAATAAATTAGTTGTTGGAGTAAATGGTAATACAGGATTAAACCTGGAAGTTTTACAACAAGTTTATTTATATAGTGTAAGTAGTCCTTACACAGATTATGGTCGTATTTTAAATGTTGGTTCAGGAATTACGAGGTATCATTCATATTCTCCAATTCAAGGATTTTCATCTAAACACGATTTTTATTCATCACTAACAGGAGCTGATGATGCTACAAAAGTTGTATCTTTTGAAACTGGCGCAGCACTAACGAAAGTATATAACACGTTTGAGGTTGCGGGAGCATCATCATTTGCTTCAACTTTAACAACCAGTAATATTACTGCTGATGTGATAAGCGGAACGCAAAATATTTATACAAATAACACAATAGGTACTATTAATATTGGAACAGGTCAAACATCAGGAGTGATTAATTTTGGTGGATTAGGAGCAAATCTTCAAATATATCCATCAACTACATTTAGCGTAATTCCAAATTGTAGTATAAATGCTACAAGTGCGACTCAGTTGGTTAATTATACGACTCTCATCTCACAGGGATTTACAACCTTACCGATTATTCAAGCAAACGCTAACGCTTGGACGAATACTAATACGTTCAATTCATTTTTACCGACATCAACCATTACGGCAAGTTCTGCGAACCAGTTAGTTAATTATACAACATTAATAGGTCAGGGATTTACAACATTACCATTAGTCCAAGCAAATAATAATGTATGGACTGGAACAAATCAATTCAACTCATTTTTACCGACATCAACCATTACGGCAAATTCTGCGAACCAGTTAGTTAATTATACAACATTAATAGGTCAGGGATTTACAACATTACCATTAGTCCAAGCAAATAATAATGTATGGACTGGAACAAATCAATTCAACTCATTTTTACCAACCAGCACTATTTCAGCAAGTTCAGCAAATCAATTGGTAAATTATACAACATTAATAGGTCAGGGATTTACAACACTCGCATTAGTCCAAGCAAACGCAAACACATTTACAAATACAAATATATTCAACGCCCAAACAACATTTAATAATAGCACACCAATTTGTAGTGTATCACCTCCAACAGCAAACGACCATTTAACTCGCAAGGATTATATAGATACTAATTTTATTTATAAAACTGGAAATGTTACGGAAAATATTAATGGAGTAAAAACGTTTTTGAATAGAGTTAATTGTGGCGGAGGTACAGCATTAGTAGTATCAGGTTTAGCACAATTTAACGGCAATACAGAGTTTAATACAAACTTACCAACCAGCACTATTTCAGCAAGTTCTGCGAACCAGTTGGTAAATTATACAACATTAATAAGTCAGGGATTTACAACACTCGCATTAGTCCAATCAAATAATAATGTATGGACTGGAAATAATAGTTTCAATACAAACTTACCAACCAGCACTATTTCAGCAAGTTCTGCGAACCAGTTGGTAAATTATACGACATTAATAGGTCAGGGATTTACAACATTACCATTAGTCCAAGCAAATAATAATATATGGACTGGAACGAACCAATTCAATCAATTAATAAAAGTTCGTTATGCTACTACTCAATATACCGAATTAGACCAATCCGCCCAAAACTTTCATTTATATAATAGGTCAGTATCAGGCGGTATTTATATTACGTGTCAAACCGCAGGAGGAATTGATACAGACTTGGCGACGTTCAAAACATCAGGAATATCTATAGGTGTATCAAGTATAACAAATACAATATCTGGACCGACGACATTTAATAATTATCCTTCAACTGCCCTTTCTCCCGCATTAGGAGACCATATTGTGAATAAAACATACTGCGACACCAAAACAACATTATCAGCAGTTCAAAGTAATAATAATGTATGGACTGGTTTTAATACATTTAATACAAACTTACCAACTTCAACCATATCGGCAAATTCAGCAAATCAATTGGTTAATTATACGACATTAATAGGTCAGGGATTTACAACACTCGCATTAGTCCAAGCAAATAATAATGTATGGACTGGAAATAATAGTTTCAATACAAACTTACCAACCAGCACTATTTCAGCAAGTTCTGCGAATCAATTGGTAAATTATACAACATTAATAGGTCAGGGATTTACAACACTCGCATTAGTCCAAGCAAATAATAATGTATGGACTGGAAATAATAGTTTCAATACAAACTTACCAACCAGCACTATTTCAGCAAGTTCTGCGAATCAAT